GGTCCCCCGGGGACCTCGCCGTTTTCGACCCCCCTGGGGTCTCACGGCTGGTCCCCGGCCCCTTCCGGATACGGGCCAGTAATACCTGGTTGTAAACGCCCACATGCGTGGGCTACTCACACGTGCCCGGAGGCACGGCCCTGTGGGGCGTGCCTGCTCTTTGCAGTTAGGCCTGGTCCTGAAGGACCCGCCCCCCTTCTGGGCACAACCAGGACTACAGCTGGATGGAGATCAATACGTCGCCAGAGAGTGCTTGGCCTGACTGCTGCGCGTAGCCAGAACGATCGAGAACGGACTTGGCCGCTTCGAGCTGTACATACTCCGACTTGGCGCCATCGATGAGGTGATCGAGGCGAGCGGCGGCTTTGCCGGCGGAGGCTGCGAGGTTGGCTTTGACGGTTTGCTCAAGGAGGGCAATGACGGTTGGACGCTTGAGAGCGTCCACGAGCGTGTTGCGGTGGACCAGGCTGCGGCGGGCGGCTTCGCTGACGCCGTTGCCCTCGGCGATGTACCGGATGGCGGTTTTGAGCTTCTTGCTGATGGGACGCTCGTGGGGGGCGTCTTTGGGCGCTGGCGGGAGGATTTCGGGCTCTGCTTTGGCGCCTATGGCGATCGTCTGGGCGGCTGGCGGCGGCGGCCTGTCTTCATCGGGGAAGATCGACTGATCGTCGGGGATGGGCTGGAAGGGCATTTCGGGAGAGATGGCGGCTGCTCCTTGCTTCTGGAGTGCGCGCGCGCGCGAGGGGATGGGAGGTCGGGGCGTGCAGTTCTGTCAAGGGCTAAGAATTGCAAGGGGATCGCAGAGCCGTATCGGCCTTCTTGGAAGCATTCTGTTCTACATAGTAGAACGCTGCGGGTTGCGGGGCGGCGTTATCGCTGTGAGTGATGATGGTGGCGGCGTCATCACTGGGAGCGTTCACCGGCTCTAGTCGGCCGCGAAGCGCGGCCTCCCGGAGCCAAGGGCCAAAGCGCCCTTGTCTCCGCCCTACGGGTGACGATCCGGGCTAGGCCAGGTGGCCAGGGGCGTCGCCTTCCGGGCGCGGGCGGGGGTCATTGGCTGACGGGAGCTGAAGGCCGATCCTAAGTCGAAGGCGACCAGTTGCCTTGGTTTGGTATTCAGGCTGGTTGAAGCAGGACTGACGGCCTGCCGTCTCCCTGGCGAGCTAGACAGGATTATCTGCGCGCATCGCCCGCCCCAAGCGGCGGGCGAAGGATCTACGACGCGGGTCGTAGATCCTGGGCGGCCTGGCGGCCGCGGGCGCGCGACCGGGTGGCGAGCTGTCCGCCCTTCGGGCGGAGCGGGGGAAGTCCCCCGCGCACCTGCGGATTCGGTAAGACCGACGACCAGCGCCCCCGAGAGCGGCGTGCTGCGCGGACTTGCACGCACCATCACGGGGCGCATCGCCGCCAGCTGGGCCCACCCCCACGAGGATGTTCGCCCGGATCGGGCATCCGCCGGCCAGAGCGCCGGCGGACGACACCACAAGGCCGTGGTGTCGCGTGCCCTCCATGTTGACGGCTCGCCGCTCGGCTCGCCGGTGGGGGTGGACCCACCCCCCCCCACACAGAAAGCCTCCCGCCTTCGACTGTGTCTCAGGCCAGTGAGCGTGCCGTCAACCCCGCCCCGTGCAAGACCGTGAGCTGCATGACTGCCGGTCGCCATGCTCACCCACGCCAAGGGGCGTGGGTTGCGCGTGGCTCACAGTCCGCGATCGCCGGTCCTGGCAATCGGGGCGCCGCGGAGGACCGCGGCCTCGCGGACTCGGGGGTTGACGGCACGCTCCCTGTCCTGAGGCGTGGAGGTCGGCGGGAGGCTCCCTGTGTGGGGGCGTCCATAACCTGGAGAGACCTCATGAAGACCATCGTCACGAACCTGGCGCTCGCTGCACTCGGCGCCCTCGTCGTCGCCTGCCTGCTCTACATCGCCCTGTACCTCGTCGTCGTCGGCGGGCTGATCGGCCTGGCCTATGCGATCATCGTCGGCACCCAGCGGTTCCGCCGCTGGTGCGACGACCGGGCGCACCAGGCTTTCATCGCCGGCGTCATGGCCGACATCGCGCGCAAGCGGAAGGCCCCGCCGGTTCAGTCGACCATCATCCGCTAGGAGGCATCGGTGACCCTTCGGCAATACCGCGCCTTGCGCATCGTCATCGCTCTGGCCGGGCTGCTGGTCGCACTCGCGACCGGCGGCCACGCCGGCCTCGTCCACCTGTTCCGCACCTGGAGGTAATCATGGCCACCGTCATCAACCTGCGCCAGGCATCGCACGAGCTGCGCCGCACTTGCGTGAAAATCGACCGCACCTCGCGCTGGGGCAATCCGTTCGTGGTCGGCAGGCACGGGACGCGAGAGCAGGTCATCGCGGCCTACCGCAAGCACCTGTGGAAACAGGTGCAGGACGGCCAGGTCGCGCTCAAGGACCTGGCGGCGCTCGACGGCCAGTTCCTCGGCTGCTGGTGCGCGCCCGATGCCTGCCATGGGCACGTGCTGGCCCGGGCCGCGATCTGGGCCAAGACCGAGCTTGCCGCCAAGGGACCGCGCTTCGCGTGGCGCGATCTGACCCGCTGATAGACCCTGGAGGACCCGCTCATCATGGGCGGGTTCTCCCCATCCTGGAGGTAACCATGCCTGCTGCTGTCATCGTCTGCGGCGGTCTCGACTTCACCGACCGGGCGCTGCTCTACGCGGCGCTCGATAAGGTGCTCGCCCGCCATCCCGATCTCACCATCATCGAGGGCGAGGCGCGCGGTGCCGACACCATGGGCCGCGAGTGGGCGGTTGCCCGGAAGCGGCCCTGCCTGCGCTTCCCGGCCGACTGGAAGCGCTACGGCTTGTCCGCCGGGCCGCGGCGCAATCAGCAGATGCTCGACCACGCGCTGAAGATGCGGCGCGAGGGGCTGGTCGATGTGGTTGGCGTCGTCGCCTTCCCGACCCGCGACCGCGGCACCGCGCACACCATGCGCATCGCCCATAAGGCCGGCGTCGGGGTGTGGAACCTCGGCATCGCCATCAACCTGGAGAAAGCACCATGACCATCGAGCACCGCGTCCTCTACTGCCCCTGCTGCAGCCACATCGAACGCATGCTGATCGATCTCGAGGACATGCCGCCGGCGTGCCCGGCTTGCGATGCGCCCGGCGTCCTCGAGCCGGCTTCGCCGGCGCAGATCGCGTTCCGGGCGAGCGAGCTGCAGCGCGAGCGCTGCCCCGGCTACAACGAGATCGCTGCCGAGTACGCGGCGATGCGGCCCGAGGAGCGCCAGGCTGCGTTCGACCTGTTCGACGAGCGCTATCACCGGGCGCCCGAGCTGGACCCCATCAACGACTACTGGGAGTAAGCGGAGGCCCCGCCCGTCGGGGCGTGAGCGAGAGTGGAAGGGGGAGCGGACGGCGTACCGCTCCCCCTCCCGGACCATGAACGATCACCCTGGAGAATGACCGCTATGATCGCACTCAGTATACACAATCCCGTTCATCTCACCGACCAGCTGCTCGCCGAGCGTGCGCGCGAGCGTGCCGCCCGCGCCCGCGTCGAGCAGGTGCTCCACGAGCGCGCCTGGCTAGTCGAGGAGCGCCAGCCGCCGGCCGCCTGGAACCCGGCGAAGAAGCGCCAGCCGCGCCTGGTCGCGGCGCCGGGCTACGACCTGCCGGCGCACGCCGTCCCCACCATGACCCTCGCCCAGCAGGTCGAGCGCCTGCTGGCGCCGACCGCGGAGCAGAAGGCGGCCGCCGCGAAGGATCGCGAGCAGCTCGCGCGCGAGGCCGCTGCCACCGCCTACGAGGCCGCCGCCGCCCCCGCCGGGCGCTCGGCGGAGAGCCGCAGCGAGGAAGGCCAGCCGCTCATGGCCCCGGCCGCCAGCACGCTGGAGAGCGCGCTCGACGTGGCCCAGACCGGTCCCGACTGGAGCGATGCGACCGAGACCTACCATGCGGCGCACGACATCTGGTGCCAGCTCGGCACCCTGGCGGACCGCTGGCCGCGCCGGGCGCGGCGCAGCGCCAGCGGCGAGTGGGAGCGCTCCGGCATGATCACCGAGACGCTCGATGCCATCTGCTACGGCTTCGAGCGCCGCTGGGGGCGGGCCGACGTCGACTACAACCGGGCGCGCCGCGAGTACGAGGACCTCGAGCGCGCCCAGAAGGGCGGCGAGATCGACGCCGCCCAGGTCAAGCAGGCCGAGGAGCGCGCCATCGAGCGGCACGAGCAGGTGGATTTCTTCTGGCAGCTGTTCAGCGCTGCCCGGAGCGCCTACGAGCTGCTGGTCGGCGCCGGCTGGAACACCAGCAAGCGCCTCAACGAGCAGCACAGCACGGCGCTTGGCTTGGCTAACGCCAGGCTGATGCCGAAGATCTATGTCCCCGTCCACCCCGACGCGACCCAGCGGGTCATCGTCATGGGCGGCGGCGGCGACGCGTCGGAGATGCTCGCCGCCGGGCTGGCGAAGCTCAAGGCGAAGCATCCGGCCCTGACGCTCTACACCGGCGACCGCACCGTGGGCATCGAGGCCCAGGTCGCCCGCTTCGCGGTCAGCGCGCAGTGCCAGGCGATCCAGCTGCCGCTGGATCCCAAGGACGAGCGGGCGGCACCGTTCCGCCGCAACGAGCGCCTGCTGGCGCTGGCGCGGCCGCACGGCATCGTCGTCGCCGGGCCGGCCAAGCACGGGCCGACGGCGGCCCTGGTCGAGCTGGCCCTGAAGCAGGGCATCCGGGTCTGGGATCTGCGCGATCTGGATCCGGCGGCGGCGGCGGCGGCAGCAAAGGCCCCGCCCGTAACGGCGTGAGCGGCGAGGGGGGAGAGGGCACAGGCTCTCTCCCCCCTTTCGGCTGTTCACCCGGCGATCGTCTGAAGGGGGCTGCCGCCCCCCATCCCCCCGCCGCGGCCCAGCGACAGGCAGGCCAGCGCAGCACCCGGCGCCCGATCCAGCACCAGGCCGGGCGTCAGCGCGCTCGTGGCCCGGAGGGGAAAGATGAGCCCTGCACGCCGGCCAGCGTCTCGATCTCGTGACGATCTCGCGACGATATCGCCCCGGATTTGCGCGATTCGAGCCCTGTCCTCGACGATATCGCCCCGAATCGGCCGATTTCACGACGATCTCGCAACGATCTCCTGTTTCCTTATTGGAAACATTCTAGTGTGACTGCAATCCCAACCTGGAGAGCCCCATGCAGAAGGATGACCTGCCCACGCTCGCCGACTACTTCGCCGCCTGCGAGCGCTTCGATTGGTACTACTGCTTCAGCGACGACGGCCGCGTCTACCGCGCCGGCGCCGCCGTCGAGGACACGCTGCGCGCCATCGCCAAGGCGAGCGCGCTGCACTTCGTGATCTTCGACGCCTGGCAGCGCCACATGTTCAGCGGCCCGGCCTGGAACACCGAGCGCGCGCCGCGCCCGGTGCCGCCGGTCCAGGTGCATCCGTGAACCGGCCCTATCCCAGGAGCTGGGAGACCGTGAAGCGCCGCCCGGCGCTGATCGTCCACCCGTCGGTGACGCTCGAGCGCTGCATCGCGCTGGCCAAGGCCGGGATGCTCGATCTCGAGAGCCCCGGCCTGTGCATCAGCTGCGGCAGCGAGGCCGGCGGCGTCGATCCCGGCAACAGCCCGATGCGCTGCCCGGTCTGCCAGCAGATCGCGATCTACAGCGCCGAGGACCTGGTGCTGCGCCTCGCCCCCTGAAAGTTTCCCAACCCCCCCTGGAAAGAAACCCGGGATCGTGAGTAGCCCGGAAAGGAGGACCCGCCCGGTTTCTGTGTTCCAACTATCAGAACGATCAACCTGGAGAAGATCGCCATGAACAAGGTCACGCTGATCGGCAACCTGACCGCGGACGCCGAAATCCGCACGCTGCCCAAGGACGGCAGCAAGGTCGCCAACCTCCGCCTCGCCACCAACGAGAGCTGGATCGACAAGCAGTCGGGCGAGCGCAAGACGCGCGCCGACTTCCACCGCATTGTCACCTACGCCGGCGCGCTCATCGAGGCGGTGATCCAGCCCTACTGCAAGAAGGGCAAGCAGGTCGCCGTCGAGGGCAGCCTGCGCACGCGCAAGTGGACCGACCCGTCGGGCCAGGACAAGTGGGTGACCGAGGTCATCATCGGGCCGCGCGGCACGCTGCAGCTGCTCGGCGGCGCCAAGCCGCTGGCGGCCGAGAGCGTGCCCGACGAGAGCGAGCACGAGCCGGCGCCGGCCGGCGGCGGGGCACTGGGCGAAGACGTGCCCTGGTGATCGCAGCGCTCGTGCGTTGGGGCGCGTCGGCCTTGCAGCTGATGCGCCCTTACCTTTTCACCGCCTCGCACCTGGTCTCCCTGCTGCTCACGCTCGGCGACCTGGTGCGCGGCATTTCCTACATCCGCTGGCTCTGGAAGTCGGGCCGCCGGGCCCGGCCGCAGGGCCGCTACAGCGGGAGCACTCAGCGTCATGCCCCATAATCTGCCGATGTTTCTCGCGCACCTCGAGCGGCTCAGCCCGCAGGAGCTGCGCTTCGTCGTCGAGGCGCTGCACGACGGCGCCGTCACCGCCCAGCAGGAGGCCCTCGGGCACCCGGGCGACTCGGAGCCCTGCATGGCCAGGGTCACCGTGCTCAACGGCCTGTGGACCCGGCTGCTCAACGACGTCAACGCCCGCAATCCGATCTGCGTGGAGTAAGCCATGGACGACAACGACGAGGACGACCTGCGCTACGGCGCCGGATGGATGAGCGCCGAGGAGCGCTACGAGGCGGCGATCGCCCTGAAGGGACTGCTCAACCCCGACACCTGGGTCCAGGGCGACTATCACCGCCTCGACGACCACCGCGACGAGCGCGAGGGGAACCACTGCTATTGCCTGCTCGGCGCGGCGATCAAGGCGCTCAACCCCGAGGCCGACATGGAAGACGACTGCGGCCTGTACGAGACCGCTGCCGGGCGCTTCATTGCCGCGGCGATCGACGAGTTCGCCGACGGTCCGCCGGCGCCGTCGCAGCAAGTGATCGACTGGAACGACCGGCCGGAGCGCACCTGGGACGAGGTCGACGGCGTGCTGCGCCGCATCCTGGCGCACTACGCCAAGGGGGCCGGCCGATGAGCTACGCCCCCGAGGTCATCGCCGACAACAGCGGCAAGTGGGCCGGCAACGGCTTGCGCTTCGCGACCATGGAAGAAGCGGAGCGCTGGGTGAAGGACCTGTCCTGGCGCTGGACGCTGGTGCGCGACACCCGCGTGGTCATGAGCGGCGATCCGGTCAACGCCCGGCTCGACGAGAACGGCGCCATGCAGGAGGTCGCGGCGTCATGAGCGTGCGCGACGTGCTGCTCGGGGCGCGCGCCATCCTGACGCCGCCCGGCAGCTGGGTTCAGGGCGTGGCAGCCCTGGACGCCGAGGGCCGGGAGGTGATCAGCACCGAGGTCCGTGCCGTGTGCTGGTGCCTCTCGGGCGCCGTGATGCGCGCGGCCTACGACACCAGCAACAAGGCCGACGCGGCGCGGCTGCTCAACGCCGCCTGGAACAAGATCAACGACACGCTGCCCGGCGGCCGGCTGGTGGCGTTCAACGACACGCCCGGCCGGCAGCACTGGGAGGTCCTCGAGCTGCTCGACACCGTCATTGAAAACCTGGAGCCCTGACCATGCGCAAGCTCATCATCGTCCTCGGCCTGCTGATCGCAGGCTCGAGCGTCGCCTATGCCACCTGCACCACCAACACGATCTTCGGCCCGAACGGCCGCATGACCATCTGCACCGTCTGCTGCACGTCGGCCGGCTGCACCACAACCTGCTTCTGAGGCCGCCATGCCCAAGCCCGTATGCGTGCCTTGTCAGCGCTTCTTCAAGCCGAAGCGCAACGGCGTCGCCGTGCTCGAGAACATGCCCGATACCAACGAGGCCACGCCGGGCCTGGCGGAGCCCGAGCGCTGGCGGCCCTACAAGCTGTGGCGCGCCGACCTCTGGCAATGCCGCGGCTGCGGCGCCGAGATCGTGGTGGGTTTCGGCCGGGTGCCGCTGGCGGAGCACCATCAGTCCGACTTCGACGAGTGGATGGCTCGGGCGGCGCCGCTGCTGCCGGTCAACGACTGTTGAGCCGCCGCCGCCGCCCCCAACCTGGAGAATTAAGATGCCGAAGAAGAAAGACACCGCCACCGCGATCGGCGGCGAGTCCCCGACCAACGGCGGCGACAGCGTCTATATGATGCAGCGGCCCTACATCGCCGACGTCAAGCTCGAGGGCATCGCCGACATCCTGTTCCACCGCTACAACCCGGACGCGGTGCAGGCCAAGACCGATGCGGTCAAGGGCTCGCGGGCCAAGAAGACCGACGACGTCGAGACCTATGTCTGGCGCGATCGCAACAACATGCTGTGCCTGCCCGGCGAGTACGTGCGCCAGGCGATCATCCACGCAGCGAAGTTCCGCCAGGATCCGCGCTCCCCGCGCAAGTCGGCGATGGACATCATCAAGGCCGCGGTGGTGCCGCTGACGGCGATGGCCTCGCTCGGCACCGAGACCTGGGACTATGCGGACCGCCGGCGCGTGCGGGTCGGCCAGTCGGCGATCACGCGCACCCGGCCGGCCTTCCTCGCCGGCTGGAAAGTCGAGATGCAATTCCAGGTGATGCTGCCCGAATACGTCAGCCCCGCCTTCCTCAATCTCCTGCTGTTCGATGCCGGCAGGCTGATCGGGGTCGGCGATTTCCGGCCGGGCTTCGGGCGCTTCATCTGCACGAGCTTCACGACCGACATCGAGTCGGCGTGAAGGCCAGGCTAGGCACGGTTCGCCATGGCCGGGTGTGGCTGGGCCGGCTATGGCCGGGCGGGGCCGGGCGTGGTCCGGCTGGGTCCGGCATGCCAGACCGTGGTCAGGTCTGGCGAGGCGCGGCTGGGCAAGCTGCGGCGTGGTCTGGCGAGGCTAGCCATGGTGCGACGTGGCACGGTCCGGCAGGGCTCGGCGTGGCTTGGCAAGCCGGGATACGGCGTGGCACGGCAAGGCGAGGCCGGGCTGGGTACGGCGAGGCAAGGCGCGGCACGGCATGGCACGGTGTGGTCCGGCGAGCCGCGGGAGGGCGGGGCCTGCGGAGGTCCCGCCCCTTTCTTTCGACGGCAACGACAACCTGGAGGCCGACATGGCCATCGTCTACGGCGACAGCGTCAAGGCACTGTGCGCGCGCGTGGCACTGCGCATCGCGGACCAGCTCGAGCACGGCAAGGTGCCCTGGATCTGCCCCTACCAGCGCAAGGGCGGCCCGCCCTTCAACGTCGTGCGCCGGGTGCGCGACAACTTCAAGGGCGTCTACACCGGCATCAACCGCTTCCTGCTCGAGCTCGAGATGTGGGCCAACGGCTGGCAGAGCCCGGCCTTCCTTACCATGAACCAGCTCAAGGACATGAACCCGGGCAAGGACCCGGACGGCCCGCGCCTGCTGCACGTCTCCGGCGCCATCCCGATGAGCCCCGACGACTGGCGCTGCCACGGCCAGGAGCCCTGTCATGTCATCGTGTTCAAGGAGGGCAGCCGCTGGGTGCGCGACGGCAGGAAGGTGCCGCTGGGCACGCCGGGCGCCGAGGAGAAGCGCTCGTATTTCGGGCGCACCTACCCGGTGTTCAACGTCGCCCAGATCGCCAACCTGCCGCCAGACCTCAAGGAGGCGGCCGCGGTCGCGACCGGGCCGTGGACGCCCGAATGCGTGCCGGCCGAGATCGTCGCCGCGATCGAGGAGATGAAGCTCGCCGGCGGCGTCGTGACCCACGACATGCCGCACTACAACATGCGGCTCGACCAGATCGGCATGCCGCCGTTCAAGGCCTTCGTCGGCGAGGACGCCTATCTGGCGACCTTGCTGCACGAGGCCGGCCACGCCGCCGGCAATCCTACGCGGGTCGGCCGCGAGCCCCGCGGCGACACCCGCACCGAGCAGCTCGCCGCCTACGCCCGCGAGGAGCTCTGCGCCGAGTTCACCAGCGCCATGGCGATGGCGGCGTTCGGCCTGCCACCGAGCCAGGAACTCCAGCACGTCGGCTATCTCCAATCCTACTGCGCGGTGCTCAAGGCCGATCCCGCCATCCTGGTGTGGGCCGCCTCCCAGGCCGAGAAGCGCACCGGCTATCTCGTGGAGAAGGCGCGCGAGCGCGCGACGCTTTCGGCGGCGGCGGCGGCGGCTCCGTGAAGGTCCCGCCCGGGTCTCAAATGTCGCAACGAGATTATGGAGCGGAAGCAGATGAACACCGAACAATTGATCGAGGGCGCCGAGTTCCTCGAGCAGCTCGAGCTCAAGGCAAACGAACGCTTCGATATCACGACCTTCATCGAGTACGAACAGCCCGGCGAGCCGTGCGGCACCGCAGCGTGCGCGCTGGGCTGGATGGCGCTTCACGAGATGTTCGGTCTGATCGCATGGTCGGACACGATCAAGATCCGATACGAGCCGGTCTGCGGCTTCAACGCCGCATGCCAGATCTTCGAGATCACCAATGATGAGGCCAAGTGGCTATTCCACAACAGCACCTACTATCGAACGTCGCCGAGCAAGATCACCAAGGAGATGGTCGCGGCGCGCATGCGCTGGCTCGCCGCCGGCGGCACGATCGACAATTCCAGGGAGGACACCAATGCAGGTTGAGCACATCGCGCTGAACAAGCTGGCCTCGTGGCCCGGGCACGTGCGGCGCGGCGACGTCCGGGTCGACGACCTGGTCGCCTCGATCGCGGCGCACGGCCTGCTCGAGCCGCTGATCGTGCGGCCCAACGGCGCCGGCACCTACGAGGTCGTCGCCGGCAACCGCCGCCTGGTCGCGCTGAATCACGTCCACGGCGATCCGGCGACGCCGATCCCCTGCAGCGTCCTGCCGGCTGGCCTCGACGACGACAAGCTGCTCGAGATCAGCCTGGCCGAGAACGTCACGCGCCTCGACATGCACCCGCTCGACGAGTGCGAGGCGTTCGCCAAGCTCGCCGGCGCGGGCAAGAACCTGCCGGCGGTTGCCGCCGCGTTCAACGTCAGCGAGCGCTTCGTCAAGCAACGCCTGATCCTGGCGGCGCTGCCGGCCAAGGCACGTGAGCTCTACCGCGCCGGCAAGATCGAGTACACCGACGCCGTGGCGCTCGCCCGGCTGGCCGGCGGCAAGGAGGTCGCCAAGGCGCTCAAGCTCGCCAAGGACATGGACATGGACGTCGAGCGCGCCGCGCACCAGTTCGAGCGCGAGGCGCCGCGCTTCTACGTCAAGCACGCGCGCTTCCTCGAGGACCTGCGGGTCACCGAGGACCTGTTCGACGAAGACGAGTTCGGCAAGCCAATGGGCGCCTACTACGTCGACACCAAGGCGGCGATGGAGGCACAGCTGCGCTGGCTGGGCGAGGAGATGGTGCGCGTCCAGAACGCGCACGACTACGCCTTCACCGTGTTCCGCCCGGACGAGGGCTATTACCAGCAGTACCGCGCCGCGGCCGACGGCGAGACCAAGGGCGTCGGCCTGGTGTGCTGGGTCGAGCACACCGGCGAGATCCACATGCGGCGTTCGGTGTCGCTGCAGAGCGAGCGCCAGGCCGAGAAGGCCAAGGCCAAGAAGGCGACCAAGGACAAGCTCGCCAAGGGCGAGCCGGTCAACGCCGGCGAGATCAGCGCCGCCTTCGGCCAGGACCTCGAGCAGCTCCACCGCCTCGCCCTGATCGTCCACATGGCCAAGCGGCCGCAGGAGCTCGCCGACAATCTCGGGCTGATTGTCAGCTTCAACCACCGCGACCTGCGCGACGAGAAGAACCCGGACCTCAAGGCGCTGGCCCGCACGCTGCTGGAGAAGGTCGTGAAGGACGAGAGCCTGGCGGCCCAGGTCGCCGCCTACATCCACTGGAGCGACCAGCCCGCGCTGCGCAAGCACCTCGCCAAGACCATGGACCTCTCGGTGATCGAGTGGCCCAAGGCGATGCTCAAGCGCCTGCCGCGCGTCATGCTCGACGCCGAGGCCAAGGCGCTCAAGCTCAAGGTCGAGGGCGAGATCACCAAGGAGCAGCTGGTCGAGCGCATCTGGAAGCACCGGCCCAAGGGCTGGGTGCCCATCTATGCCAGACTCTGATTGACCCGGCTCGCATCCGTGCAGCATGATCCGGCCGGATGCAGACCTATCTCGACCAGGTCCTGGTGCTGGCCGACCGCACCGGGGTCAATCTCAAGACCGCCGTTCTGCACGCGGGCATCTCCGACTCGCAGTATTATCGCTGGACCACCCGGACGACGCTGATGGGCGAGAGCAGCGCCCGGCGCGTCATCGTCGCGATCCAGGAGCTGGCGATGCGCCGCCGCCAGCGGAGCCCTGCCCATGCCCATGCCAAGGACAGGTAGCCCGTACTATGACCTGGTCGACGAACTGCGCCGGTGGCGCACCGGCCGCCGGATCTCGGTGCGGGAGCTGTCCTTGCGCATCGGCGTCACCGACAGCCTCGCGTCACGCTGGGAGTGCGACGACAAGCGCCCCTCTTTGTTCCTGGCCGTATGCTGGGCCGAGGCAATCGGCGCCAGGCTTGCCGTCGTTCCCCCGCCACGCCAGCGCCGCCCATGCCCGACACAGCTGACCCTGCCCTGGTGATCGGGCCGCTGAGCCGGAAGACCCGGGCCGGCCAGCGCCGCAAGGTCATCGACCAGAACGAGATCTTCGACAGCCAGACCGAGCACCGCCACTGGTGCGAGCTCAAGATCCGCGAGCGGCTCAAGGAGATCCGCGATATCGAGATCCACAAGCGCTACGAGATCGTGGTCGCCGGCGTCCACATCTGCGACTTCATCCCCGACTTCCAGTACGTCACGGCCGACGGCCGGGTCGTGGTCGAGGACGTCAAGAGCAAGATGACGCGCAAGCTGCCCGAGTATCGGCTCAAGAAGAAGCTGTTCGAGGCGATCTACAAGCTCAAGGTCCACGAGTTCGTGATCGACCGGCGGCGCCGTCGGAGGCCCCGCCCGAAACCTCCGGTGTTCACCCTCAAGCCACCCTAGAGGACAGCATGCAGCACGGCTGGCTATGCCCCGTCTGCGGTGCGGGCGTAGCCCCGAGCCGCAGCACCTGCGACCATCCGGCCCAGGTCGAGCCTCTGCCGGAGACCTTCCCCGACGCCGACACCCGCCAGGGCGCCCAGGCGCTCTATCCCGATCTCGACATCGCCAAGGAGGCGGCCAAGTTCCGCCAGCACTATGTCGCCAGCCGCAGCGCGCGCTGGATGCACGTCTGGCAGCGCTGGCTCGAGGGCGAGCGTAGCTGGCTACAGGCCAAGGCGGCAGGGACAAAGAGCCTTGCCGGGCCGCCGCCGGGCATCCAGCCCAAGGTCCGGGTGCCGCGCATCGCGGTGTGGCAGAAGACACCGCACGGCACGCGCTTTCCGTCCTCGATGGAGTTCGTCGACTACGAGGCGGCGCGCGCCGCCGGCACCGCGCCCGAGCTCGTCGAGGAGAGCGACTATCTGCGCCTCAAGGCCTATGCCACCGCCACGCGCCAGGCGTGACTGTCCTGCACGCTTGCAGTACCCTTCCGAGCCCTGGAGGTCCCGCCCAATGAACAGCGACATTCCGCCGCCCGAACCGCTCGATGATCTGTCGCCGCGCGAGCAGGGCCGAACTGCGTCAGGCAATCCGCGCCATCGAGACAGCGGTGACGATCTGCTTCGAGGCTGAGATCAGCCCCGGCGCCATCGCCAACGTCCTGCTCTCGGCCGCGGCCAAGATCATGGGCTGTCTCAGACCCGATGTGCGTCACATGGCTCCTGCGTGCCCTGCAGCAGAACTTCCGCTGATGGTCGAGGAATACGCGGCCAGCAATCGCAAGAAAGGCAAGACCGACAATGGTGGATAACCTGGAGATCAGCGGCAGCGATGCCCGGCGCATCATGGCCGGCGAGGGCCTCGACGTGTGGCGCGAGCACACCGGGCGCAAGGAGCCCGGGACCTGCGCATGTACCTGCCCGCGATGATCGGGCTGGCGACCGAGAAGGTGAACCGCCTCTACTACAAGTACAAGACCGGGCGCACGGTCTACGATCCGCGGCCCACCGGCGGCGTCCAGGTCGACTACGACGTGGTCGGCGAGGACAGCCTGGGCATCAAGCTCCGAAGCAAGAGCTTCAAGTGGATGGTCGGCCATCTCGACGGACTGGTCACCGAGGCCGACAAGTGGGGCGTGTTCGAGAGCAAGCACACCGGCGCCGTCAGCGAGTGGAACCCGCCCGAGGCGGTAGTCGAGCGCAACTTCTGGCAGGGCGCGCACTACTGCCTGCTCACCGGCCTGCCCTGGATCGACTTCTCCTGCCTCTACGGCCTGCAGGAGTGGCAGACCTTCCGGGTCACGCCCAGCGAGGACCAGCTCACGCTGCTGCTGGGCCGGCTCAACCGCTTCGCCAAGCACCTGGCCGACGACACGCCGCCCGACGGCGCCGAGTCGTCATCGCCGGACCCAAGCTCGATCCCAAGCGCGCCTATGGCGAGGCCGAGCTGCGGACCTGGCCGATCGCCAACGCCTGGGCCGCGGCTGCCGGCCAGATCGTCGACACCTGGGCCGCGGCCGAGCTGCACGAGAAGGCGCTGGCCGAGCTCAAGCTGCTCGAGCTGCCCGTCGACGCCAAGATCGTCGAGGGCTTCGGCATCACCGTCGGCATCGCCAAGAACGGCGCCAAGCGGGTGCGCCTGCTGAAGTGAAGGACCCGCCCGCGCCCAAGAACCGAAACCCAGGAGACGACAATGTCCCGATGACATCGAGAAAGTGCTCGCGCCCAAGCCGGCCAAGGCCAAGAAGGCCAAGCCCGCTGCTCCGGGTCGATAACGATCCGGTTCCGGCGGCGGCGGCGGCGGCCGATCCGGTCAGCGCGGCCGATGCCTTTGTCGCGCGGCGCCGCCCAGCTCAACGTGCTGCAGCGCCTCAACGCGGTGCAGCTCGAGGTCGACTACGTGCAGAAAGGAGAAGCGCCAGGGCATGCGCTACTCCATCGTGTCGCACGACGCGGTGACCGCCAGGTGCGCCCCGTGCTGGTCAAGTACGGCGTGCTCTACTATCCGCGCCATCCTGCAGACCGAGCAGTTCGGCAACCGCACCCAGGCGTTCATGACCGTGCGCTTCGTCAACATCGACGAGCCGGCCGACTTCATTGACGTCCAGAGCTTCGGCTACGGCATCGACGAGAGCGACAAGGGGCCGGGCAAGGCGATGAGCTACGCGGTCAAGTACGCGCTGCTCAAGGCGCTGGGCATGGAGACCGGCGACGATCCCGATCTCGAGCAGGACACCACGTTCCGCACGCCGGGCGGCAATTCGAGCCATGCCACGGTCGACGTCCAGCAGGCACGGTCAATGTCCAGCAAGGGCCGCCGGCCGCCGCCGCCAAGAGCGACGAGCTATTGAGGAAGCAGGCCGACGAGGACATGGCCTTCATCGAGGGCCTTACGCTGCGCATGGCGCGCTCGACCAGCAAGGAGCAGCTGACCAGATCCATGTCGACACCAAGCCGATGCGCGAGCAGATCGCGGCGCGCAATGCCGAGGTCTACAAGGTCTATCTCGACGCGATGAAGGAGCGGGCTTCGGAGATCGACGCGAGCCAGCAGTGAGCGAGGTCGAGGACATCGCGAAGATGCTCGAGGCGCTGGTCAAGCGCCTGCGGCGCGGTGCCCACATCCAGGTGGCGGCGGGCTCCCAGGGCGGTCTCACCGACCAGGAGCTCGCCGACTTCGCCGCCAGCACCGATGCGGCGATCGCCTGGATCCGCGGGCGCTGCGCCGATGCCGAGATCGCCGCGGTCGAGCTCATCGCCATCGTCACGGCGGTGGGCTCGATCGTCGCCACCGACCACCCCGCACGCGAGCAGGACTGGCTGCCCAGCGTGCTCGCCTATCGCCTGATCACCGCCACGGAGCAGATGAAGGAGAAGCCGGAATGAACCGAGTGATCCTGTTCGGCAATGTCGGACGCGACCCCGAGATCCGTTCGCTCGGCAGCGGCGGCGGCCGCGTCGCCAACATCGCGCTAGCGACCAGCGAGCGCTGGAAGGACCGCGCTAGCGGCGAGGCCAAGGAGAAGACCGAGTGGCACCGCATCGTCGCCTTCGGTCCCGTGGTCGACGTCATCGAGAAGTACGTCAAGAAGGGCAGCAGGCTGCTGATCGAGGGTAGCCTGCAGACGCGCAAGTACGTCGACCAGGGCGGCGTCGAGAAGTACTCGACCGAGATCAAGCTGGTGAACTTCGACTTCGGCGGCGAGGCTGGGGCGCGCAGCAATGCCGACGACACGCGCGAGAGCTCTGCACCGCGCAAGCCGTCGGGCCGCAGCGCCAGCAGCATCACCGACGACGAAGTGCCGTGGGCATGATCCCCGGCCTGGTCGTCGCGCCGGCGTGAGGCTCGAGGCCGACGAGGTCCGCGAGCTCGACGACTGGGAGCGCCAGGAGCAGCGCGAGCAGCTGCTGCGCGCCTGGCGGCGGCGGCGGCTGCCGGTCAGGCCGGCGCGCGCCGTCATCGGTCCCTACGGCGTCATGTGGAAGGAGATCCTGTGAGTACCATGACACCCGCCCAGCTCGTTGCCCCTGCGCGATCCGTGCTTCACGGCCGAGGAGACCAGGAAGCCCAAGTTCGGCCGCCGGCTGCTCTATCCTACGACGACTTCACCGCGATTCTCACCCACAACATCGGCGACGAGTGAGAGGTCTTCTTCGACGGCGCGCCCCTGTGGCACTGCTCGGTTGCGGTCACCGACCGCGCCCTACGCCGGCCGAAGCCCGTGTCCCGTTGGGACCGCAAGACCCGCGACCAGGCGCTAAAGCTCGCCCGCATGACGCTCGCCGGCATCGGTGAGGTGCCGCCCGAGGTGATCGAGGACGGCGAGATTGCCGTGCATGTCCGGCGGAAGGCGACCCAGGTCGAGATCGCCGCCGGCGCTCCGTGGCGCAAGCTGAAAGGACGGCCATGACCGACTGGCTGCGCGACTATGCCGAGATCATCGCACGGGGCCTGATCATCGGCGCCGTGCTGGGCCTGATTACAGCCCTGATGCTGGGCTACTGAGCACCCTGCAGCATGGATGCGGTAATTCTGAACCTGAAGGCGCTCGCGGCACATCTCCGCAAGATGGAGCAAACGTTCGGCATGCAGAGCGACGAAGCGTTCAACGCGACCGACGTGCTGCTTGATGCGATCGACGCCCTAGCCGCGGATGGGCCAGCCGAACACCTGCCAGCCCAGCAGGAAGATCAGCACGAACAGCAGGGCATCGCCGCCCCAGATCCAGGGCGTGCCGATCACGGCGCGGCGGCTGTACACGCCGAAGATCAGCCACAGCAGCATCAAGAGCCAGAACACGAAGCCTATCGTCATGGCGGCCTCCTATAGCCGGCCGGTGAGCAGCAGCACGATCAGCACCAGCAGCAGGACGCCGCCGAGGCCGCTCGGTCCGTAGCCGTACTGGTGATAGCCCCAGCCCGGCAGCCCGCCGACGACGAGCAGCACGAGGATGATGATCAGGATCAGTCCCATCATGGCCTCCACAACATCTCGACCGCGAGCGCCACGGCGAGCGCGATGCCGCCGCTGATCATGGTCACCAGCTTCCACGCCACACGCCAGCGGCCGTCGCAGAGCGTGATGTGACCGTTGAGCTCGCCCTTCAACGCGGTCACCTGGATCTCGAGGGCGCGCAGGCGCTCGAGATCGTAATTCACGGCCGCGCCAGGATTGCCGCGGGATCGGCACTCGCCTGCTGGATCAGCCCGACCACCAGCGGATCGTCGTTCCACACCCGATAGCGTGCCGCCCACAGCTCGCGGGTGAGCTGGTTGCTGTCGTCGAGCACGTCCATGAAGCGCCCGAAGCAATGTGCCGCCTCGAGCCGCTCGATCACGACCTGGCGGTCGATCATCCAGCGTGTCGGCAAGGGTTCGGGCGGCGGCGGCGGCATCATTGGTCCGCTGCCCGGCGGATAGGGCACGGTCGGCGGGTCGGTCTGCGCCGCCGGATCGTGCGCGGCATAGACCGCGGCAACGGCATCGCGCGTCGCCTGCGGCACGTCGTCGTTGAAATTGAAGCTGCCGTCGGTGACGCTCCAGCTCCAGCCGTCCATGTTGATGCCGGCCGCGCGACACTCGTCGGTGAAAGTAGGACCGATCTTCCAGTCAGCCATGTGTCATCCCCTCGTGCTGCACCACAGATTGCGATGCTGGACCACGTTCCAACGTTAGCGCCGACATAACCGCGCGGCTATCGAACGCACGCCGGGCGCCGCCAGGATCGTCCATCCGGTCGCGCAATTGTTGCCGTAACCGACGCCGGCATTATGACTGAGCGTAACCGCGCCTATTGGGCTGCCATCAGAGTAAACGTCGGTCACATTGGAAGTGGTGCCGCCGCTGTTCGTTACGAAGCCGGCGAGTTGGGCCGTAATCGGATCTTCGCCAAAGGTAGCGATGACAATCGCCTGCGTCAGAAATACCGCCACCGTCGAGCCGTCGCAACGCCCGAAGCTGCAATCGCCGCCACTCGGCCGCGACGGTTCCACCCCGAGATAACACCGATAACGCTGGCTTCCTGACGAAAGATGGTGGTGCCATAGAAACCACCGACGAACGTCAAGGCCGGGTTGCCTGGATGGACTGAGTTGCCGTCGCGCGGATCGGTGACCGGTGCGTTTGCATCGGCGTAGAGCTGCATCACGCTGCCGCTCATGAGAGCGTAAGCGTAGACCGAGCCCGTTGGTGTTGTAGGTGCCGACATAGGCCAGATCGACGCCCGCCGCCGGGATCGTGCGCAACTGCGCGTCGATTGTGATCAGTGCGCCGCCATAGCGCGTCAGCCGGCACGTCGTCGTGCTGATGTAATCGAAGCGGCAATCGTGTCGCACGACCACGGCGGTCAACCGCGTCGCCAGGGTCGCAGGGACCACGGCCTTGAGAGCATCGACGCCGGCGTTGACCTCGGCCTGGGTCGCGAGCTGCACCGCGCCGACATAGGCGGTGCTTGCCGGCTGCTTGAGCGCATCGAACGCTGTCGGCGCTGTGGTCTGGCCGGTGCCGCCCTCGGCGATGACCACCGGAATGTTCGGGCTGACCTTGACCTTGCTGAAGTCGATCGGCGTGGTGTCGAGGATGCCGCCGGCATTCGAGGTGCAGAGGTAGACTGTATCCTGGTTGACCGTGCCTTCCTGGATCGTGACCAAGGAGCCCGGACACTCGTCATAGGTATCGAAGTCGGCCGCACGCTGGTTTGTCGTTAGGGGACCGACGAGATAAACGCCGTTCTGGGCGTGGTTGGTCTGGTCCTTGAACAGCACGCGATCGCCGGAAGCCAGCACCACGCCATCGAGCGTCGTGCCGCCGATGACCCCGCTGATAAGAACGTTCGTTGTGCTGGCGGCGCGCACCGTGCTGCGCTTGTTCACGCCGAATGCCAGGTTGTCGGCGTAGTTCTTCGTGGCGACATCGAACGGGTTCACCGGCGTCGGCATGCCGGTGATGGTGCCGCCGGTGATGTTCACCGCGTTGGCGTTCTGCGTCGACATGGTGCCGAGACCGGGCACCGCAACCGCAACGCCGCTGATCGAGCCGCCCGTGATGTTCACGGCATTGGCGTTCTGCGTCGCCATCGTGCCGAGGCCGAGTGTCGCGCGTGCGGCGATCGCATCGAGATCGTCGAGGATCGTGCGCGCATAGGCCGTCAGCGTCGCGAGCGCGAAGGCATCCGGCCCGGTTGCATAGATCACCTTGTCGGCGGCGGTCACCAGGCCGGCAAGCGCGGTCAGCGTCGCATCGAGCGGCTGGGCCGCGATCTCGGTGCGCACCTGCGTCGGCGCGATCAGCTCCATGCCTGTCGCGGCCGCGTTCACGCGCGGGAAGTAGTTCGCGACCAGCACGAGGGGCGGCGAGCTTGGCGGCGACACGAAGGCGCGGTCGACGCGCTCGTCGACCTGCTGGATCATCGCGACGTGCTTGTCGAGCGTGTTATTCAGCGTCTGGCGGTTGAAGCTGCCGGCGACCGGGAAGTCGGACATCCGCTCGAGCGGCAGAACGCGTTGGACCGTCACCGTGGTGTTGCTGATCGCAGCGACCGCGCTGACGCTGCCGCCCTCGAAGCCGCCCTCCCGGCCGGGATTGCCGGTGACCGTGTAGTGCGTGCCTTCGGTCATCAGCGTGGTGCCGAAGTACACGTCGATGTCGCCGGTCGCGAAGAACGTGAAATTGAAGGCCCACGGTCCCGTCGTCGGCGTCGCGCCGACGGTGAACTGCACCCGGGTCGGATAGTCAGGAATGATGACGTGGGTCATGAAGTTCTCCTGCCGGACGTGAGGCCGCTGGATTGCGGCAGCGCACGCCCGCCCTAAGCGTTGCTAACCCACCATGCCTGGCACGACGGAAGGCGGTGGACTTCCGCGCATCTGTCCCGCCGTCGGCTGGCCGGTCGGACCTGGCTGGCGCGGGAAGCGCGATGCGGCTGCCGGCTGCCCAGGCTGAACCGGCAGGCCAAGTCGCTGATTGTGCGGCGGCTCGCGGCCGGCTCCTGCCGTCAGGCGCTCGAGCGTGTCGAACGCCGAATAGAAATGCGTGACGTTGTTGAGCGGCAGCAGGCGCCGTGCATCGCGCGCCGTGCTGGCATCCCAGTTGAGCGTCGCGGTGTCGAAGCCCAGGCGCACCAGGTTCGCGGTCGAGCTCGCCGCCGGCCCGAACAGCCGGATCAGCCCGTCGACATTGGCGCCGGCGCTGTTGGCGACATGCTGCGGCGTGCTGGGGCCGGGCGTGTGCGCCTCGCCGGCGAAGGCCGGTCCGAAGCGCACGTCCTGCAGGCCACTCGCGGCCGAGTAGAGCTGGCCGAACCAGCCGGTGATGCCGCTGCGGTCGATACCGCGCATCAGGTGATCGCCGTAGCCGAGCTCCTGGGTCTGTCCCGTGGCGGTGCGACGCAGCTGGTCCGAGATCATGCCGGCGCCGATCATCAGGGCGGCGCCCGAGAGCAGGCGGGTGTCGCCGACCTGGAGCGCCGGGATCACCAGCTTCGCCAGCACGGCCTGGCCGTAGCCGTGGAACATGCCGATGGTCTGCCCGATCGGGCGCGACAGGTAGAGCGAACGGCTGGTGGCGTCGCCCGAGACCACGGCGTTCTCGATATCCTCGGCCAGAGCCCTGCGGTAGGCATCGCGGGCCTCGGCGTGCGTCCACATCTGGGTGTTGGGCAGCGTCATGCCCTTGGGCTTCGTGGCGTGCGCCTGGAGCTGCCGGGCGATCTCCTCGGCCATGTCCTGGCCGATGCCGGCGCGGGCCAGCCGCGCCATCGCCTGGCCGCCGCCGCCGCCGGCAACCTCGGCGATGTCGTCGGCGATGCGGCTGTTGACCACGAGGCTGGCCCAGCCCTTCATGAAGGTCGACCACGGGTTCATGAGGTTGGCGTACATCGCGGTCTGGGTCGCGCGGTCGAGGATGCGCTCGAACATGTTGTGGCGGCCGGCGACGTCGCTCGAGAGATCGAGCATCGAGACCACGCGACTGGCGTTCATCATGTCGAGCGCGGTGCCGGCGAGCTGCGCCTCCTTGAGCCCCATCTTGACCGTCGACATGCCGGCACTGAGCCCTGCCACCGCGGCGCCGAACGTCCGGGTGAAGCCCTCCTTCAGCACCAGAGCGCCGACGTCGGAAAGCTGCGAGACCACGCCGGTCAGGCTCGACATGGCGGCGACCTTGCGCGCGGCAGCGAGCGTACGCGGTACCCAGTCCATGCTCTCGTCCCACTGGCCGTAGGTGCCGCGCAGCAGGTCGCGCGTCGCTTTGATGTCGTCGAGGTCCTGCGTCATCTTCTTCCAGTCGCGATCGCTGGCGTCGAGCGCGCCGCGCGCGCGCTGCATGATCGCGGCCTTGTCGGTCACGCCTGCCTCGCGGATCAGCGCGATCTGCTCGAGCGGCGGGTTGCCGTTGTAGAGCTCGTTGAGCGCGTCGTAGTCGCGCGAGGTCTTCTTCGCGAGATCGCGCAGATCGCCTTGCATCCGGTCGAAGACCTGCTGACCGTTGCGGCCGGTACGCTTGCCGATGTCGAGGAACCATTCCTCGGTGGCGTCGTCGATCAGCCTGATGGCGCTCGTGCTGCCGGCGCGGCGCACCAGCGAGATGTCCGTGCCCATGGTGCGCACGTAGTGGCTCATGAGCTCCTGGGGATCGTTCGCCATCCAGCGCTCGAACACCGTCGAGGGCGCGTCGAACTTGCGCTGGTAGGCGCTCGAGGCCATGCCGACGTGCTCGTCGTCGATGGCGCGGAACGGGCGGTCGGTGAGGATGCCGTCGACGATGTTCTTGGCCTCGGCGACGTTGCCGCCCGAGACCGTGAGCCAGTCCTCGACCGCCTTGGTGAACGCCGCGACGTTGTTCTTGATCGCGTTGATGTTCCAGATGCGGTTGACGTAGAGCTCGCGGATCTCGCCGTTCACGGTCTGCCAGGTGCGGACCTTGCGCACGGTGTCGGGCTTGAAGAAGTTATGGGCGGCGGCCTCGTCGCCCATCTCGTGATAGAGCTCGCGCATCGGGGCGGCGGCGCGGTTGACCTCGGGGATCAGGTCGTCGGTTTCGGAGTGCAGGCGGCGCCACACCCGGCTGTCGAACTCGGCGGGCGACAGCGTGCCGGCCGGGCGCTTGCGCGTCACGTCCTGCACCGTGGCCTGGACGCGGTTGACGCCGCGGTAGGCCAGATAGGCTTCGTTGTAGTTCTGGATCACGCTGGCGAGACGGCCCTGGTAGCGATACTGGTCCGACTTGACATTGCCGGGGTTCTCGAGCCCGACCATGTTGCGCCGCACGAAGTAGGGGATCTCGGTGAGATGCGACACGGCGCGGCCGACCGCGTCGATCGGGCTGCTGATCAGTCGCGCCATCGGCGACATGCGCAGGCGCTCGAGCCAGGTGTTGACGCCGATGATCGGGATCTTGGCGGCGACCGGCTGGAACTCGCCGCTCTGCCCGACCTGGGCGCCCGGCGTTGCGGCCGCCCCGGCATGCGTCGGCGCTCCCGGCGCGCGCGGTGCCTCGGAAGGGGCCGCCGCCGCCGCCGCCGGAGCGCCTTTCGCGGGAGGCGGGGCGCCGACTTCCGCGGCCAGCTTGCGTTTCCGGTAGTCGCTGACCCGGTCGACGATGTGCCAGAAGAGGCGCTCGGAGGCGCGGTTGAGCGCTTTGTCCGCCTTGGTGACCGCGGTGTCGATATAGCCCTGAATGCGGCGCAGGACCGGACCTTCCCCCGGGCCATGCAGCGCGATGCCGTTGGCGGCGAGAACTCCTTGGCCTCGTCGGAGAGGCCCTGGACCGCCTCGGGCGAGAGCGAGCGCAGCGCACGGGCGAGCTCGGCGCGCTCCGGCTCCGCGAGCCGCATGGCGGCCTGGCGGCCCTCTGGCGTGGCGGCAGCGGCAGCGGCCTGCTGCGCCTCGGCCTTGGCGGCCTTGATGCTGGCCGGCTCGTCGGCCGGCGGCGTGACGCGCGAGCCCTGGCCGCGGGTGCGGTCGCCGGGCAGCTCGCCCCAGTCGTCGCCCTGGGGCGTGCGCCCGATGGTCGGCGGCACGTCGGTCGGCAGGGCCTCCGCGGCGCGTGTGCCGCCAGGCGGGAACGGCGGCGGCTTCTGCATGTGGGTCTGCCAAGCGGCACGCTCTTCCGGTGTCATGCGGCCCAGCATCGCCGGCGTGGGATGGCCGCCGCGGGCGGCTTCCTCGGCGGTGATCGCGGAGCGGAAGCGCGAGGCGACCATGCTCTCGGTGATCTCGCCGGGCAGCGCCTCGGGCCGCACGATGCGCGTGCCCTCGGCCCGCGCCAGGGCGGCGGCATCGACCTCCGCGCCGTCGATGAAGCGGCCAACGCCGACGGTGGCCGGCCGGGTCATGCGCGCGGTGCTGCCGATCAGCGCGCCCATGACGGCGGAGCCGATAGCGGCGGTAACGGACTCCCCGGCGGGGATTGTCGGGTCGGCGGCGTTGCGGATGGCTTCGGTGGTGCCGGTGATGAAGCCCTGGTAGGCGCCGGCGCGCGCGATGCCGCGCAGGGCGGTGGGTGCCGCGCGCACCCAGGACGCGCCGGTGAACAGGTAGGTGGTCGGGGTCGAGCCCGGTGTTGAACAGCATGTGCATCAGCGGCTCCTGGGCCGCGATCGCGCGGTCCCGGCGGCGCTGCATCGAGTACTGCAACAGCAGATCGAACTCGGCCTGGCTGCGGGCGGTCGACAGGAACAGCCGGTCGTCGGGCGGGACCTGTGTGCGATTGGCGGCCCCCACGGCATCGAAGCCGCTCTCGACATAGGTCGGCCCGCTCGGCGTGTTGAGCAGCGCGCCCAGCATGGTGTCGCGCCACGCGGCGCCGATGCGGCCTAGCAGCCCGGTCGACGGATTGATCGCGACGCCGTCGTAGAGGACGGGCTGCGGCCCGTTGGGAACGTCGCCCAGCCGGCGCAGGACGGGGCTGAACGGCAGCTCGGGAACGCCGCCGGGCTCGGCCATGGCCTAGCGCCTCGGGCCGGACATCGGCGGCCCCTGGATGCCCCGCGGGCGGAAGCCGGTGGTCGGGTCTTCGACGTTCGGTGGCGGGATCGGCGGGGCGGGCGGCGGCGGCGGCGGCGGCGGCGGGGCCTCCTGCGGCTCGGTCTGTCCCGTGCGGCGCCGGGTCGGGCTGGTGCCGGGCGGAATGCGCGGACCCGCCGCCTGCGCCGGCGGCCGGCCGGAGAACGGATCGTCCGGGCTCACGGTCGGGGCGCCCACGGGCGAGCCCGGCGGGATGGCGCGGCCGCCGGCGTCCTCGCGATGCATGCCCCACTCCATGTTGATCTCGGTCAGGCCGATCAGCATGCGGCGCGCCGCGGTCGGCACGTCGGGATGGACGCGGGTGACGTACTCGGTGGCGCGGGTGCGCAGCTCCTGGCGCCGGGCAATGTCGGCGGCGGTCTGCGGGTTGGGCTGGAACTGGATGACGATCTGGTCGTTCGCGCCCTCGGTCAGGGTGCGGCCGCCGGACATGCCGGGCAGCCAGGTGAGCGGCCTGACCGCGCCCGATATGCCGCCGGGGCCGGGCGGCTCGCGCGCCATCAGCACGTAGACGGGATTGCCATCCTGGCCGTGCTGAACCTGGAGGAATGCCTCCTTGGTCTGCAGCGAGCGCAGGTGGTCGCCGGGATAGCGGAACGGCGACTCACGGCCTGCGGCAAGGTAGGCGTTCTCGATGGCGACCATGCCGCCGACGATCTGGCTGATGCCCTGGATCGGCTCGATGCCGAGACGGCGCCATTCTTCCTCGGGTGGATGTTGCACGATGACGGCGGCCATCGCGCCGGCCGGTCGCGATATAGCTTGCCCCGTAGCCCTGCAACCGCATGTACTCGTAGCCTGCCTGCCCCAGCGCCTCGCGCGAGGTGGTGCCCATGCGCGTGGCCTCCTGCACGCCTTGCAGGAAGGCTTGCCCGGCACCCCAGTCGAGCGAGCTCATATCGACGCCAATCGAGGCCGTGCCGCCGAACATCGAGTAACCGAAGTTCGGGTTCTCGATCGAGCCGACGAACGGGATGTTCTCGAACAGGAAGGCGTTGTTGCCGGGCAAGCCGGTGTCGAGCCTGGGGTCGATGTAGCCCATGCCGACGCTTTCGGCGAGGCCGGTGAGCCCGGTGGCGCCGGTAAATCTACGCATATCGGGGCTCATGCCGCCCGGCTGGTTCGTCGCGACCGTGGTCTGCATCAGCTCCTGGACGGCCTGCTGCGGATTGGCCGCATTGCCCAGGTTGCGCCCGATATTGGCGGTGACCTCGGCGTCGGTCATGTTCGCCGCGACTGCATGCGGGTCTGAACCTCTTGCCATGCGCTCTGGGCCGCGACCTGGTTCAGGCTGCCGTCCGGATTGTGAGTGCGCTGGTTGTCGGGCCGCATGATGCGCGCGAGCTCGCGGCTGTTGCGTTGCAGCCGGGCGAGCGGCGTGCCGATCAGGCCTTCCATCGTGGTGCGCGTGCGCTGGTCGCCGACGAGCTCGCTGAAGACGTGGTCGGCATCCATCGCCGCCTGCATGCTCGAGTTGACGGTGGTGCCGGCCTCGATGACGTCGCGCATCTGGGTCGGGATGAACCGGGCGGTCCGCGCCATGGCACCGGCGCCTGGCGCGCGGCGGGCACCGTGAGCGGCGGCGCGCTGCGCACGCCGGTCTGGGGATTGACGTAGGACTGGTCATAGACCGCCTGTCCGGTCGCCTGTGGCACGGGCACCGTCGATGTCGGCTGCTCCATCGCAGTGTTGACGGTGTTGCGGTTGCGCAGCAGGGTCGCCTGCGCGGCCGTGACGGCGTTCTGCTGCTCCTGGATCTGCGCCGCCGCGGCGCCCCACATGTGCGGCGGAAAGGCCTGCGTCACCTGGGTCAGCGGATAGGGAAACGGGCGGCCGTCGGCGGCGGCGGCCCGGTTGGCGTCGAGCGCAGTGACGAGCTGGATGGTATCGCGGCCGCGCTCGCGCTCGGTCTGCTGGCGCCAGATCTCGGCGGAGACCGGGCTGGTAAGCTGTGCCGTAAGCGCGTCGCGCGCGCCCTGACCCGACAACTGCGGGCCAAAGCGCGCTATGACGTCCCCGGCGATACGGGACTGGGCCAGCGTGGCATCGGGCGCGACGTACTGGCGGCGGATGTTGGCCTCGACCAGGGCCCGCTGGGTGACATCGGCGTCGTGCTGGCGGCGCTCGCTTTCGGCCGTCGTGCGCCGGTTCTCCTGGTCGCCGATAAAGGCGTTGGCCCGGGCCGCGATCTGGTCGCGGTCGCGCGTCGTCCAGACCGGCGGTGCGCCGAGAGGCGGAGGGGCCGCCGCCGCCGCCGCCGAAGACCCCAAAGGCGCGGTGACCTGACCCTGACCCAGGCCATGCGAGCGCTGGACGGCGTATTCGTCGGCCTGGGCCTGGTTGTCGAAGGACGGATAGCGCTGGCCGCTGCGGATGGCATAGGCGATGGCCTGGCGCGGCGAGAGCTGCTGGCCCTCCTGGATGCTGGGGATCAGCGTGACACGGCCGCCGTTGAGCCGCGGATCCTCGACCGTGATCGAGCGCTCGGTCGAGACGCTGCCATCGGGATTGCGCAGGATCGGCCGTCCGGCCTCGTTGAGCCGGGCGCCCGGCGCCGCCCGCAAGGCACCGGAGCCGGCGATCTCGCGCGCGCGCTGCCGGTCTTCCGGGGTCGGAGGCTCGATCAGGCTCTGCTGCGGCGGCCGCCACACGCCGCCGGGCGCGTTGGGCGTATCGGGCGAGGGCGGGTGGCGATACTGGTCGATGAAGCGCTGCGCCGCGACCCGGCCGGCCGCGCCGCCGCCGGCCCGCTGGTAGATCTGCATCGCCTGCTGGCTGACGCGATTGCCCTCGATCGTGAGGTCGTAGCCGCGCAGCGTGTCGCGGATCGTGACGTCGTTCACCCGGTCGCCGTGGGTGATCCTCATGTTCTCGAGGTGGCTCAGGATCCGCCCTCGGATCAGCGGGAGCTCGGGGTCGTTCGGATTGCTCTGGGACCGCCGGTCGCCGTCGTCCACCATGTCGGCCGCGGCACGCACCGCGGTCGAGTAGAGCTGCTCCTGGGCCACGCGCTGCTGGCGCTCGGCGATCGCGCCCGAGAACTGCGACGCCATCTGCTGGAGCTGCAGGTTGATCGTGCCGCGGGCGTTGGCCGGCATGCTGTCGAGCAGGGTCTGGTTGTAGCCCCGCACGGCGGCGTTGAACTCGCCGGGCGAGTTGGCATGCTGGGTCTGGAAGCGGCCGTAGGCCTGCCGCACGTCGGTCATCACCGCGGCGGAGTACTGCTGCAGCAGAGCCTGGTTGTAGGCCTGGTTGCCGGCGCCGAAGTCGATCGCCTGGAGATCCTGGAGCGGCCGCAGGCGCTGGGTGCCGTCGGGCTGCTGCTCGTAGATCATCGCCGCGGCGCCGGCCTCGCGCGAGCGCTGCACCATCTCCTGCTGGTACATGTCGCCGAAGCGCTGGGCGACATTGCCGGCGGCATTGGCGGCGGCGAACAGCTGCTCGGGCTCCGACGACGGCGTGATCGTCCTGACCTGGAAGCTGTCGGCCGGAACGCCGCTGGTGTACTCGGGGATGTTGGCCACGGGCGTTTCCTAGATGGCGACCGGCGAGATGCCGCTGGTGACCGAGGCGGCGCTCGAGGCACCGGGCGTCACCGACGGGAACGAACCGCTGTTGACCGTGCTGCCGCCAGTGCCCATGTCGAAGCCCTTGGTGCCGCCGCCGGCGAGCGTGCTGCCGAAGTTGAGCAGCGAGGTGGTGATGCCGCTGACCATGCGGCGCGTGCGCGTGCCCACGGCATTGGCGGCGGCGTACTGGAAGTCGGCGCCCTGCAGCGCGATCGAGGCCATGCGGTTCATGCGGTTCAGCTCGATGGTGTCGATGTCGCGGGTGTAGGCCGCGGTCGAGTGTCCCGCGATGTTGCGCACGGTGCCGGATCTGCAGCTGGATGCCGCGCGTCGCCCACATCGCGGTCTGCGACGACAGCACATCGGCATAGCGCCGGGTGCGCTCCGACGACTGCTGCTGTGCCTGGAGCTCGCCGGTCGAGCGCGCCAGCTCGAGCTGGCGATCATGCGAGCGCAGCGCCTGGTCGGCCTGCTGCGCCTGGGTCTTGTAAGCGCTGATATTGCCGGCGATCGACAGCCCGGTGCTGATCGCGCTGATCCCCAATAGGGCGACGGAGCCCATCAGGATGCGCCTCCCCACCGCGCTAGCGTGGAAGGATGCAGGGGGCGCATCTAGACGACGACCTCGAGCGCCATGCCGAGCACGGTGAGCTGCAGCGGCACGTCGCAGCGCACGGTCACGGTCTTGCCCTTGTCGAAGCCGAGCAGCACGAAATCATACATCCCGGTCTGGGGATCGGGCGGCACCGAGTAGTCGTCGTCGATATTGGTGATGTTGGCGCCTTCGCCCTCGGTCACCAGGCGCACGCTCTCGTAGACCTGGACGCCGGCCTTGACGACGCGCACCGGGCGGCCGCGGCTCGAGCCCTCCTCGGTCTGGATTTCGGGCGGCATGCTTTCCATCACGACGCCGTAGGCGAGGCCAACGACCGATGGTGCGGCACCCCAGACGTCGTCGATGAGCTGGTAGACGCCGCCCGACACGACGTCGGGCTCGTGGGCGTAGCCGTTGTTCACGGCCTGGCAGAGCACACCATCGAGATGCGGGATGCCCGACACCGACGTGCCGCCGACCGTGACCGCGAGCGCGATTGCGCTGTCGAGCGTCGTGTTGGGTTGAGGATCTCAAGGTAGTAGACGGTGGCACCATTGACCACGCGCTCGACCAGAAAGAACACGTTGCCGTTGACCGCGCAGACCTGGCGGAATTGCCCCTGGGTCTGCCAATAGGCCCACGACGTGATGCGTTGCGCGCGCAGGCTATGAAGCAGGGCGAGACCGCCGTCGGCCATCACGACGTAGGCGTACTGCTCGTCGTAATAGCGCGAGGCGGTGACGCCGGCGATATCCACGGGAGCGACGATGCGGCTCGGGTTCATCACCGAGAGCGCATCGCTCGAGTAGTTCTGCGCCACCGCGTCGTAGAGGAACTCGCGGACGTGGTGGCCGTACTTCTGCACGAAGATCATGGCCTCGTCGAAGCGCACCGGTCGGATGTCGGGATGGCAGCCGAAGCCGGTCTGCTGCTTGATCGCGGCGGTCTTGGGCGACCACGGCTGGCTGTCGCCTTCGGGCTGGTAGAGCTCGACCTGGTCGGTGAACACCGTGAGATGCTTGAACGACGCGAGGTGCTGGATCGACACCACCTTGTCGGCGGCGACACCAACCCAAATCGCCTTGTCGTCGGTGCCGTCGGCGAGATCGAAATTGAAGAAGTCGCCGACCTGGCTGGCCCACAGGCCGGACGGGTGCTTGAGCGAGCCGCCGAACACCAGGCGCTCGTTGTGGAAGCACACGGCGTGCGGCCAGCCGTTGACCGGGCTGAAGGCTTCCTCGTCCCAGTCGATGGTGGGGCCGGCTGTGCCGACGGTGCTGGACGCCTCGCACCAGAGAGCGTCGACCGACGTCGCACTGGTGAAGGTCTGGATGACAAGCTGTTTGCCGCCGAGGCGGATGCGCACGCCGACGTGGCTGGGATTGAACCAGGCGGCAGACAGGTTGACGGTGACGGTGCCGGTCGTGCCGGTAGCGCCCGCAGTAATCGACGATGGCGCATAGCGGTAGAACGGCGCCGTGGTGCAGGCGCCGTTGATCGGATGAGGGGCAAAGGCGAAGGGTGCGAGAACGAAGGTGCTGGCGCCGGTGCGCGTGAGCTTATAGGGCTGGATGCTGTTGTGCGTGAAGATGATGGTGTCGCCGGCCTGGGCGTAGCGCAGCGCGCGGGTCAAACCGAGTATCCACGGCGTGCCGCTCACGCCGGTGCAATACGTGCCGTCGTCGAAGAAGATGTCGATCGCGCCGGTGCGCATCGCCAGCACGTAGCCCTGGGTCTCGGAGAACTCGAACGGTACCAAGGTCGAGGCTTCGGCGAGCGAGGCGCACCAGCCGGTGCCGCTACGGGTCTGGGCGCCGCCGTGCAGCAGCGGGCGCAGATTGACCATCTGCTTGAGGCCCTGTTGCCACGCCTGCACGTCGCTGCGCAGCGGCACCAGGCGCGGGTCGAGCTCGCCCGAGCTGAAGTTGGAGTTGATGACCTTGCGCCGGCCCCTCATCGGCGGGCCATGCGCAGGCGGCCGACCGGGAACTTGCGCGCCGGCTGGTTGAGCCGGTCGAGGCGCTTGGCCTCGAGCAGCTTGCCATTGGCCTGGGTGCGGTGAAAGCCGGCGAGGCTGGCGTCCTCGCGCAGCACGCCGGCGAAGTCGCTCGACAGGCGCTCCTCGAGCACGGCGATGAAGTAGGGCGGGAAATAGCTCTCGTTGACCTGGCGCACGTACTCGAGGATCAGCTCGTTCTGCTCGTCGAGGTCGCAGTGCAGCTGGTCCTCGTTGATCTGGAAGTCGCGCAGCAGCTCGCCGTTGGCCTCGATGCTCAGCAGCTTGAGATAGTCGGCAGGAAGCTGCCAGGCGTGGGTCCAGCGGGCCAGCGGCGGCGTCGCGAGATGGCCAAGCGGCACCAGGTTCTGGGCGAAGCGCCAGTCGTGCTGGGTGAGCAGCTCGGCGACGCGCACGTCCCACAGCTTGCCGGCGACCATGCTCTCGGTGGTGCCGTCGTCGAAGCTGCCGATCGGCTTGCCGCCGACCAGGATGCAGGCCCGGGAGCAGATTGCGAAGCGGCTGTCGTTGACGGCCATCCGGGCCTCGGGAAAAAGGGCGGGGCCTCCCGGTTGAGGGAAAGAGGCCCCGCCAGGGGCTGCGGAGACCGCCTAGGTAGCCGGGGTTACGGCTTTGGCCTCGGCCTTACGGGCGGCTTCGGCTGCAGCGCGCTTGTCGCGGTCCTTGCGCCGGGTCCAGGCCTCGTCGCTCTCGCCAAGCCGGCGGGCGGCCGGATCGGCGGCTTCGGCCGCGACGCGCTGCTCTTCCTCGCGCGCGAGGTTGGCCTCCTTCTCGAGGTCGAGGCGGGCCGTCTCCTCGAGGTCGATGCGCGCCTTGTAGGCCGCGTCGCTCTCGTCGGGGCCGCGGGCGGCTGACTCGACGACGGCGAGCACGGTCGCATTGGTCACCACGCCGGCAAGATCGTCGGTGAGATTGACGGCGACGGCGTCGGCCTGGGCGACGCAATGGATGCCCCAGCTGGTGAGCGTGGCGTAGGCCGTGGTGGCATAGGTCACGCGGATCACGAGATGGCCGGGCCTGAGCGTGCCCTGATAGGACTTCGGCGGGCTGATGTAGCCGCTCACCGCGACCGCGGCCGCGGTGTCGGTGGTCTGCAGCACCCAGATAGCGAAGTCGCTGGCGCGCGCGACCTGGTTGAAGCGCTTGGGATCGAACGTCATGCGTGCTTACTCCTTGCAGGGCACGAGGAAGACGCCGGCGGCTTCGATGCCGACAGCTTCCATCGAGATGCGGACCTGGGCGAAGTGCGCGGCGCGCTCGGCGATCCAGTCGAAGTTGGATCGCAGGTCGGCGACCCAGGCGCTGCCCATCGCGGGGCGGTGCCAGGCGAGGCCCGTTGCGCACGGTGCCGGTGATGTTGAGGCCGTTGTGCATGATGAACTTGATGCCGAGGAAATCGAGCATCTTGTAGCCGTCCATCCACGGCATGGTGGTCATGTAGTCGCGGCTCTTGATCTCGGGGATGTCGAGCAGCTCGGTCCACGCCTGGGGTGCGAGCGCGCAGAACTTCTGCCCGTCCTCGGGGATGTCGGCGGCATGGAACGCCTTGACCATGGCGAGCAGCCGGCTCTTGTCGAAGATCGCGGTGCCGACGCCGATGCTGGCGCCGGCGATCGTCTCCATCGCGGCGATGATGCGCTCGTCGACCTTGCGGCCGGCGGCCATCGCCAGCGCTGCGGCGGCCTGGCCGCGCTCGTCGATGTTGGTCTTGAGCTCGTCGAGGTCGTCGATGTACTCGCCGCCGTAGTAGTCGCTGACCGTCACGCTGACGATGTTGTGGCGGCGTTCATGACCGGGACCAGGCCATGCTTCCCTTTGGGGCCGACGGACCCGGTGCCGTATTTCGGGAACTTGGCGGTCTCGCCGGGCACCACGGTCTTCTCGCGGACGGTGCCGCGGAGCAGGGAGCCCTTGCGCTGGTAGGCGGTGAAAACCTCACTCTCCCACTGCGTCATAAAGACGAGGTCAATGGTGGTCGACATGGCTGATCCTTAAAAGACCTCGCGCGAGCGAGGCGCGAGTGTCTGGGTTCAAACGGGGTTGAGCCCGGTTGTCCCGTCGCGTGGATCAGCAGTTGTCCCGAGGGGCTGCCTCAACCCTGTGCGGGGCCGTGTGCGCCGTCGTGCTTAGAAGCCGGCCGGGAAACGGCCGACTCACCGGCCTGTCGCGGCGCTAGGCCTTGCGCCCGCCGCCGGCGGCGACCAGGCGCTTGAAGCCGTCCTCGATCTCGCGCACGAAGGCCGGGTCGCGCTTGTAGGGGTCGTGGTAGCGCGGGTCCTTCATCTTCTGCTGCAGGCTTTCGAGCGACGGCGCGTCGTAGCCGGTGCTGCCGGGGCCGCGGCCCTGGGCATGGCCGGCGGTGAGCCTGACCATCTCCTCGACGAGCTGCACGCCCTGGGCGGTCGAGGCAAGCTGCTCGAGCATCTTGTACGAGCCGTCGGTGAGGTTGCCCTTGGCCCACTGGTGCGCGCGGGTGACCCGCTCCTGGGCGTTGTCGCCGAGCTTCTTCATCTCCTCCTGGGGGTCGGGCAGGCCGTAGCCCAGGCTCTCGAGATAGACGCCGATGCCGCGCTCGTAGTCCTCCTGGCTGAGGCCGGCGTTCCAGGCGTGCTCGCCCCACCATTTGAACAGCGGATTGTTGACGTCGGGCTTGAACGCGACGCCTTCGGGCAATGCGCCCTTGGGCGGCTGCGGCACGTACTTGTCGGCCGCCGCCGGCCGCCGCCCGAGCCGTTCGCTGTCGAGATCGGCCCGGACCGCCTTGCGCAGGTCGTCGGTGCGCATCGACTGCTTGGCCTGGATCTCGCGATAGGACTTGGCGAGCTCTTCAAGCCGCACGCTGCCCTTGTGCGCGTCCCAGAACTTTTCCTCGATGTAATCGGGCCGGGCGGGGGCGGCGGCGGCTGGCGTTGCGGCCGGCTGCACCGGTGCGGTTGCGGGCGCGGTTGCGGGCGCGGTCTCGGCTGGGGTTGCGACGGTTGCGGGCTCGGTTGCGCCGGTTGCGCCTGCAGCGGCGCTGGTGTCTCCACTCATTGTCTCATGCCTCGTTCGATGCGCGCGGCGATAACCTGGAACAGGAAGCGCATGCCTTCGTGGTGGCGCAGCGCGTCGGTCGAGACCTCGGGGCCGTTGACCCGGTGGAGCGTGATGGCGCGCAGGTAGTCGAGGATCTCCTGGCCTTCGCTGTCGCTGAACACGGCGACCATGACGGCGTTGAGGCGGCGCTCGACGGCCTCGGGGCGACGGATGCCGTCGGGGCCGAGCTCGAGCGCCGGACGGGGGTCCACTAGGCCGGAGCTCCGGCGGGCGGTGCTGCGCCTTCGGCCGGAGCGCCGCCGCCGCCGGGATTGCCGGCCATGCCCTGGGCCATGCTCTGCATCTGCTGCATCATCTGGACCTGCTCCTCCTGGCTGTAGAGCAGATCCTTGCGCACGCCCTGCTGGCCGGCAAGCCAGTCGACGGTCGGGCCGGGCTTGACCAGCATGGTCATCATCTGCGGCCCGAACGTGCCCGAGACCATCTGGACGAACTGCTGGAACTTGAGCACGTCCTCCTGGGCCTGGGCGCTGGCGAGCGGCGAGACCCGAGTGGACCTCGACGGCGCCCTTGCCGAGCGGCAGGTCGACCAGGCCGCGCTTGCGCATGATGTAGAGCACGCGGCGCACGATCGGCTGGACGAGCTCCTGCTGCAGGCGGCCGTAGGCGCTGCCGATGCGGCGATAGAGATCGGCGGAGCGCTCGCTGACCTCGGTCGCCGACATCGGCGTGCCGGTGGGAGGACCGAGCATCTCGTCGTAGAGCGCACGCTTGATGTTGCCGCGGAGGTTCTCGAGCATCAGCTGCGAGAGATCGAACTTGCCGGGCGGCTCGAGCGGCTGCAAGCCCCGCGAGTTCTGCGCGATCGGGATGATGGTGCCGGGCGTCAGCGTGATGGTCGCCGGGTTGAGCACGCCGTCGTCGTCGGCCTGCCACAGGCCGGCCAGCGTCATCTCGGCGTAGTCGAGGGTCATCTCGACGATCAGGTTGGCGACCTTGACGTCGGGCAGCGCCAGCAGCAGTGGCCCGCGGCCGTAGACCTCGCCGGCGGCCTTCGACCAGCGGAAGTTGATCCACGGGCACGAGCCCAGGCCGCGGTACTCGCTCTCGAAGCCGATGTGGCGGTGCTGCTCGATGAAGACGGTGTAGTCGTAGACCTCCTCGGCGATCTCGTCCCAGTTGCGCACGGTCGCCTCGACCACGCGGATCTTCTTCTCGAGCGTGGCGTCGTCGTCGGCGCGCAGCGCGTCGGGCAGGGTGCCTTTGGGCCAGGTCAGCTTGTAGTCGCGCACCGTCATCTCGCGATAGCGGAAGCGCCCGTCGAGGCTGTCGAACGGGCCGGCGTCGAGGTAGACCTCGGTGAGCGGCACGGCGGTGAAGCGCACGACGTCGTGGACGTCCTCGTCGCAGATGATCGAGCCGGTGCCGACGCCGAGATCGAGATAGCTCTCGTGGATCTGGCTGTCGAAATTCGAGCGGTGGATGACGCGATAGAGGCTCTCGGCGATCTCCTCGAGCCGGGCCTCGGCCTGGGCGCGCTGCTTCTCCTGGACGAGCTCGCCGGGCATCAGCTTCGACCAGCGCGCGAAGGTCGGGGTCATGCCGGCCTGGAGGCGCGAGGCGAACTCCTGCAGCGAGACCGCGGGCGGTCATGTCGTAGGAGCGGTCGGTCAGCGCCTTGCCGCTGGTGTCGGTGCGGGTGAAGCCCTTGCGGTGCGGCAAAGCGAAGTCGTAGCAGTCCTGCCACAGCTGTTCCCAGCTGTTGTGCTCGCTCTTGGCGAGCTGGAAGCGCCGGGTGAGGCGGCCGATCTTGTCGTCGGTCGTCCCGCCCGGCGATGCAGGGCCCGATGCGTTATAGCCGTCGGGCATGGTCGGGTCCTACTTCTTGGGTACAGCACCGGGCGGGCCGGCGATGGGATGCGTCGGCGCAGCAGGCGGCGTGGGTGCGGGCATCGCGCGCACCCAGGTGGCGCCGTAGCCCGGCGTGTAGCCGACGACGAACACCGCCTCGGTCGCCGGCACCATCGGGTTGCCGGGTGCTGGCATGTTACCGCCGCCCCAGATGCCGAGCGGCGGCTCGCCGGGCACGCCGGCAATCGGGTGCGACGGGTGACCGGGGACCGGCGGCGGCAGGTAGATCGGATGTGTCGGCACGCCGGGACCGATCAGGCCGGGCGGGATGACGATGGGATGCCCCGGCTGCACCGGCGGCAGCGCGATGGGATGCGACGGGTGCCCCGGCGAGATCGCGTCGGGTGGGATCACGATGGGGTGACCGGGCTGCGGCGGCGGCAGCACGATGGGATGGGTCGGCACGCCGGGGCCGATGGCGCCGGGCGGAATGACGATGGGGTGCGTGGGCTGCGGCGGCGCGCCCGGCAGGCTATGATCGGGATGGGGCGGCGGCTCCGCGATCGGATGACTGGGGGCGCCGCCGGCATCCGACAACGGAATGATCCAGCACAAGGTCGGTCGCATGAAGGGCTCCTGGGTGATGGTTCAGCTGGCGCCGAGCACGGGCGAGACCGTAGTGCCGGAGCTCGCGAAGAGCGAGCGGCGATTGGCGGCGGCGGCGATGCGCTTGCGGCTTTCGGCGAGCGCGTCGTAGCCCGAGGCGGGCGCCGCGGCCGGGTCGATGCCGCCGTTGAGCGCCGCGCCGGGCGCTTGCGAGGCGGAGCTTGTCGGATCGACCGGCGGAATGCGCGGGATGGTCTGGGTGCGACTGCCCATCAGCGTGGCCTCGTTCGCATTGCGCGGCGCAGAGCCGCGACAAACTGCTGTTGCGGATCGGTCGGCGTGCCGCCGCTGGGATCGCCCGAGAGGATGCGGGCGGCAACCGTGGCACGGCGATGCTCCGGTGCGGCATGCTCGTAGGGCGTGCCGCGCAGCGCGCGGTCCTGTTCGTCGGTCAGGTCGAAGTTGGGTTGCGGGCCGCCAGTACGCATGACGATGCGTGCCGCCTCGTTGACCGCAACCGCCTTGCGGTTAACCGAGGCTGGCGCATAGGGATTGAGAATGACGCTGTCGTCCTCGGCGGCCATGCCGGCGACATGGGGGTTGGCGCGAAAATACGCGTCTTCGCCGGGATAGAGCTTGTCGCGGATCATTCCAGGCGGCACCAGCGATTCGTTGCTCCCGTCATCCTCGGGAGACGGCGCGGGCGGCTGCTTGACCGACCTGGTCATGGAGCCCATCAACTGGCTCCGAGCACCGACGAGGTGCGGCCGTAGCCGGTCTCGTCGTTGGTGAACAGCGAGCGCCGGCCGATCAGGCCGGACGCTATGCGGCGGCGGCGGTCCTCGACCTGCGCCTTGGTCGCATCCTCTTCGGCCTTGAGAGCGTCCTTTTCGGCCTGCTGCTTGTCCATGAGCTCGCTCTGCTTCTGCGCCGCGTCGGCCTCGCGCTGCGCTGCGACCTGCTGCATCTGATCGGCCTTGCCGCCGCCGCCGAACAACGAGCCCATGATCGGCCTCCTAAGTGAGATCGATGGCGACGGCGCCCTGGCGCAACAGGGAGCGATAGAGCTGCCAGGGCGTGAGCGCGTGACTCCGCGTCCCCAGCAGGTGCTTGACCGCCGAGACGCAATAGACGGGGCCGCGCGGCATGGGCCGACTCACCGGCATGGCGCGGCGCACGGCAAGGATCCTGGCCTGGTGGCTGGCGAGGATCTCGAGCACCAAGGTCATCTCGGCGACGGCGAAGGAGCGCACGTCGAGCAGGTTGAGCAGGCAGTCGACCTGCAGCCAACAGCGGCCGTCGAAGCCGAAGGCGAGGCAGTGGCGGAAGCCGGGCTTGACGAAGCGGTGCCACCAGCGCGGTGCGTTCTCGGTGTCGAGGAAGACGACCAGCCAGTGCTCGACGGCGCCGCCGAGCGGGACGAGCGTGGTCCGCTCCATAGCGCTACAGCGAACGGCGCGCGGCCTGGCGCTGGGCCGCGGCGCTGCGGCGCATGAAGATGTTGCCCTCGCGCGGCGCCACCACGGGCTTCGCGGCCGGGCCGGGGCGGGTGATCAGCATGTGGCCGACGCCGGCGCCGAGCACGAGGTACTGCAGCGCGTCGTGCGGGTGGCTGTAGCGGTCCTTGGCCGGACGGTCGGCGTAGCGCGTGCCGCCCGACGCCGCCACCTTGGGATAGGCATAGCCGCGCGCGAAGCCGGCGCGCAGCACCATGCAGGCGGGATCGAGCAGGATGGCCGGCTCGCCGTCGACCATGCGCTCGAGCAGCAGGGTGACGGCCTCGGTCCGCATCACGAAGTCGTTGGAAGGGGCGGGAACGATCGGCAGGCCGGCGGCGCGGAAGATCTGGAACGGCGTGGTCTCGTCGGTCTCGGCGCGGTGGTCGCCGGCGGGGTCGCCCCACAGCGCGACGCCGGGATCGGAGCCGGCACCCTCGGGGCCGGGGCGGCGGCCCATGCCGGCCAGCATCTCGGCAAGGATCGCCTTGAGATGCGGGGCGAAGCGCGCGGCGCCCATCTGCACCGCGACGACTTCCTTGAGGATGAGAAAGCGGCCGCGCAGGCGCTGGCCGATGATCGCCGCCGGCATCAGGCCGAAGTCGACGCCGACCAGCAGCGGCAACCCCGGAACCGGCTGGAGCTTCTTGGTCGCGACGTGCTTGTCGTCGCGGAACGAGGGATAGACCGTGCGGCCTTCGGTCGTGCTCCCGAGCTTGTTCATAACGTAGACGTTGACCCACGAGCGGGTCTTGCCGCTGACCATGCGGCTGTAATACTCGGCCGGCAGGTTGGCGCGGTTCTCCGCGGCCGGGTTGTCCTCGTAGCCGAGGAACTCGCCGCGGCCGTCGTGGCGCTCGAGCATGCCGGGCGGCTGGACGAAGAACGCCCAGCCCGGCGGGCGCACCAGCTGCTCGGCCTCGAACGGGTCCATGTCCTCGGGCACCGGGACCTCGCCGGCGAGCATCGGCCACCAGTGGTCCTGCGACATCGCGTTGGTGTCCATGATGATGCCCGACCAGGTGGCGCCGCCGTCCTTCATCGAGGGGAAGCGCCCGACGCGGCCGGTCAGGGTGTCGATCACGCCCTTCTCGATCTCGCGGGCTTCATTCACCCAAGCAAACGTACATTCGAGCGACAGCAGCTTGCGCTGGTCGTCGGCGCTGTCGAGCGCCAGGAACAGGACCTCGAGGTCGATCTCGCCCTTGCGGATGTGGTGGCCGTAGGGTGGGCTCCAGTTGAACTTGCCGAACACGCGCTCGGGCAGCCAGTCGAGCCAGGTCTTGATGGTGGTGGTCTTGAGCTCCGGTCCCGTGTTGCGAATGATCACCGCCTTGGTGCGGCGCACGCCCAGCCGGTCCTTGGCCTGCCCCAGAGCCCGCCTGAAGATCTCGATCGCGCACGCGCTCGACTTGGCGCTGCCCACGGGCCCGCGGATGCCACGCACCCAGGCGTCGCTCTTCATGAAGGCGCGGATGGTCTCGCCGGGCGGCGCGTATTTCAGCTCGAAGGCCGGCGGCGGCGGCGGCTTCATGCCGTGGCCGCAGGCAGGACCAGGACGCGGCCCTCGAGCATCGCCGTGGTCATGCGGCGCTCGGGGCGCGAGCAGCACAGGTAGCGCGCGTCGACCACGCCGGCCTGCGCGACAAGACGCGCGAGCGCATCGAGGGTCGCGAGATAGCGCTGGGTGAAGTCTTCGTCGGGCAGCCAGGGCACGTCGGCCTCGACGCTCAGAGTTGCGTAAGCTGGGCCAGCGCCATCTTGCGCGGCACGCCCGGCCGCGGCGCGATCGCGAGCTCGCCGGGCTTCATGCGCGGCGGCCTGTCGCGCGCCAAGGTCCACAAGCTCGGCACCGGCCGGTCCGCCCGCCAGATCAGTAGCCATGGTTTATCCTTCCCGGGGTCCGGTCGCTTTGCCTTTGCCATGGCGGGACCTTCTGCAAGAATGCAGAAGAGACCGACTCACCACGGACAGTGGCGGTCAGGACCGCCACGTCCCGCACCCGTTGTTCCTGGAGACCCTCATGACGATCACTCTCGACGACCAGATCGCCTGCGTGCGCCGCGAGCTCGCACTCCGCCGCAGCGTCTACCGCCGCCGCGTGCTCGACAAGAAGATGACGCAAGACATCGCCGACCGCGAGCTCGCCCACATGGAGGCCGTGCTCGAGACCCTCATGGCCTGCCTCACGATGAAATCCCGGTTCGAGGCCGCCGCCGCCGAGTTCGAGTCCGCCGCGGCCGCGATGCGCAAGGCCGGACCATGAGCGACCTGCTGTGGATCGGCGGCTGCATCGCCATGATGGCGATCGCCCTTCTCGTCCTGCTCGCCGTGGTGCTCGGAGCCTAGACATGGGCTACTGGGTCGACGACCTGCAGGAACACCAGGGCAAGCTCAAGATCGGCGACATCGTCTGCGTGCTGACCTGCACCGACCGCCGCGGCACCGTCATCGCCCGCGTCAGCCGCTCTCACCACGCCTGGATCCGCCGCCGGCGCAAGCACGACAAGCAGCCCAGCCAGTATTTCCACTTCGCCTTCTACGGCGTGGTGTGCCGCAGCGACGCCGCCGGCACCCGCTTCTTCGTGCGCGAGATCCTGGACCCTGACGATAAAATCGTCAGGTCCCTCGACCCCGACAACGCAGAGCTCTCACCAAAAGACCCACCGCCGACGGTCTAGCCGCCGCCGCCGCCGCCGCCCAGACGCGATGATCAATCAGTGGGGAGCCGGAGGACCAGCTTCCGGCGAACCTTCAGGGAAAACTCATGGGAAGGGGAGGGGGTCCCCCGGGGACCTCGCCGTTTTCGACCCCCCTGGGGTCTCACGGCTGGTCCCCGGCCCCTTCCGGATACGGGCCAGTAATACCTGGTTGTAAACGCCCACATGCGTGGGCTACTCACACGTGCCCGGAGGCACGGCCCTGTGGGGCGTGCCTGCTCTTTGCAGTTAGGCCTGGTCCTGAAGGACCCGCCCCCCTTCTGGGCACAACCAGGACTACAGCTGGATGGAGATCAATACGTCGCCAGAGAGTGCTTGGCCTGACTGCTGCGCGTAGCCAGAACGATCGAGAACG